AGCCTTGGGTTGGGTTGACGGATGAGGAAGTAGAGTCATACGATGATTGGGCGGATTTCCAAGTGGGTTGTGGGAGGCAGACATTGTTTGACATGATTCGAGATATAGAAGAAAAGCTAAGGAGTAAGAACACATGACTAAAAGAGAAATGATTGTGGCGTTTATTAAAGATATGTTGCGTCCTAAGACCCTACGCGAGATCATTGATGCCGAGATGCGTGAGGCGTACTTGTCCAAGATGCAAGCGGAGAAATCCCTTGAGTACGCATCGAGCGTGGTCGATTACAACCGTTCACGTATCCGTAGGTTGGAGGAAAGACTTAAAGAGTTAGGAGAAGCCCAATGACCGCAGAAGATGAAGAGTTCAACCGTATTGAGCGCGAGAGCAAAATTAAGCAGGAGTATGTGAAGGCCATGTACGCTCCACACCCTGATTGCCCTAAGTGTTCCGAGAACAGAGAAGCCCGCAACTTGTGGCGTAGATTAGCCCTAGACCTATGGGACAGATACAAAGACAAGCGGTAAAAGTCCTTTGGAAGTACGTCAACAAGAAAACCCGTGACGTTCACTTCTCTTGGGTTCGTTGGAGCAAAGGCGATGCGTATGGGTTTTGGGAATTTAGATTAGCACCTGAGGAAGAAGAATGAAATTAAGAGCGCGTAGAAAATTGTTTTGGTGGCTACCTACTGCAAAGATATTTATGCGTAGCCACAACAGAAAAATTAAGCCCCTACCGCAGACCTACTGGGTTGGTAAAGGTAGCCACGCATATTTGAAGGATAAAAAATGAGTGTTGTTTGGTCGTTCAGTAGTCTGAAAACATTTCAGCAGTGTCCACGTAAGTACTACCACACCAAGGTAGCCAAGGACATTGTTGAGCCCGATACAACGGCGACGCTGTACGGCAAGTCTGCACATACCGTAGCAGAGGAATACATCAGGGATGGCAAGCCCATCCCACCAGCGTTTGAATACATGAAGGGCACACTGGATGCCCTGAACAAACTTGAAGGCGAGAAGTTATGCGAAGTAAAACTTGGACTGACGAAGAACTTAGAAGCGTGCACGTTCAATGCGCCGACTGTATGGTGGCATGGGATAGCCGATTTGGTGGTTATCAATCGCAAGAAGGGCTTAGCGCACTCAGTAGATTACAAGACGAGCAAGAGTGCGAGATATGCGGACGTCAAGCAACTCGATCTTGTCGCTTGTGGCTTTTCGCCAAATTCCCAGAGATCAAACGGGTCAAGTCTGCACTGATTTTCACCGTGTCGAAAGAGTTTGTTGGAGCGGAGCATCACGCGGAGATGATGCCTAAATACATAGAGAAACCAAAACAAGATGTTGCGCGTATCGAAGCAGCACTAAAGAACGGGGTATGGAACCCCGTGCAAGGCCCACTGTGCAAGTTCTGTGCAGTGAAATCATGTGAGTACAACAGGAGCTAACTATGGGAAAGATGAAACAACAAATGGAAAACGAAGCAGTCGATAGCGCACTCATCCTCGAGGGGGAACTTAAACGCCGAGTCCACGAAATCGTTGAGCGAGTGGTAATCAATATAGTGGGTAAAACTATCCATGACGAACTCAATAAATACAAAAGCGAGATGATGTTGGAGGTTGCGTTAGCAGTTGGCAAAAGTTTGCAGGTGATAGAAAATGAGGGGCGCAAACCACTTTGGGAGGCAACCCCCGAGGAGTTTGGTTTGACGGCAGAAGACCTGAGCGGCACTTCGATGGGCCGTGTAGGAAACAGTCACCGCAACATTAACAAGGAAATAGACAATGCCATACGTGAACAAACCCCGTCCGTATAAAAAGGAATATAAACAACAAGTCGCTCGTGGAGAGCACGAAACCCGTATGGACAGGCAACGTGCGCGAAATGAGATGGACAAAAAGGGAATCGACCGAGCAGGAAAAGACATTGACCACTCGGTTCCTCTTAGCAAAGGCGGTACAAACGCACCAAGCAACCTGAAGCTGAAAAGCCCAAGTGCCAATCGTTCGTTTAGCCGAAACTCAGACCATACCGTCAAGGTAAACAAACCAAAGAAGAAATGACGCACGGGTTAGATATGGAGCAAATGCGGGCCGCTTGGATTGCGCGTTTTGGTACGGGCTGGGTTGACGGTTTAGACGTTTGGGAGGACGATTTTTTCTTCCCCGTTCTTAAAGCCCTAGCCCGCCTTGACTGCCTAGATACAAACCGACCAACAGAACAATACAGAATTAAAGTACCTCAATGAAATTATCAGAGTACGAATGGCCAAGACCACATGGGTTTACGCCATTCAACCATCAGAAGTCTACTGCCGAGTTCCTCATAGCAAACCGTAAAGCGTTTTGTTTCAACGAGCAAGGTACAGGTAAAACAGCGTCAGTCATATGGGCAGTTGATTACCTAATGCAGTTAGGATTAGTGAAGCGTGTGTTAGTGATATGTCCGCTGTCTATTATGAAGTCCGCATGGCAACAAGACCTGTTCAAGTTCGCCATTCATCGCACGGTGTCCGTTGCTTACGGAGCGGCAAAAAGCGCAAGGAGATAGTTAACGCTGGGAACGAGTTTGTCATCATCAACTTCGATGGTGTAGGTATCGTCAAGAATGAACTGCTCGACGGCGGCTTTGATTTGATTGTGGTGGACGAGGCGTCTGCTTACAAGAACAACAAGACCGTGCGATGGAAAGACCTGCGTGACCTGACAAAAGTCATAAAGGGCCTGTGGATGCTGACGGGAACTCCTGCGGCTCAGTCCCCTGTGGATGCTTTCGGATTGGCAAAGTTGGTTAACCCAACAGCCGTACCTCTGTATGTATCGCACTTCAAAGACCAAGTCATGTACAAGGTCAGCGACTTTAGATGGGTTCCTCGGCCAGAGGCCAAAGGCATTGTGCACCGCGCTCTACAACCTGCTATCAGGTTTGAGAAGAAGGACTGCTTAGACCTACCGCCCGTGACTTTTGTTGACCGCGACGCCCCACTTACACCGCAACAGTTGGTGTACTACAAACAACTAAAGCAAGAGATGCTGATCGAGGCCGACGGGGAAGAAATATCCGCAGTCAACGCCGCAGTGAAGATCAACAAACTTCTACAGATATCCGGTGGTGCAGTCTATACAGATACGCACGAGGTGTTGGAGTTTGATGTTTCAAGCCGACTCAAAGTGGTGCATGAGGTTGTTGAGGAGACTAGCAATAAAGTATTGGTGTTCGTGCCCTTTACGCATACGATAGAACTGCTCGAGAAGTATTTGACCAAGCACCACATAACTTGCGAAGTCATCAACGGCAGTGTTAGCGTGAATAGACGCACAGACATAGTCACACACTTCCAAAACAACGAGCACCCGAAAGTCCTAATCATTCAGCCTCAGGCCGCATCCCACGGACTTACCCTTACTGCCGCCGACACAATCATCTGGTACGCTCCGTGTACTAGCGTAGAAACATACCTCCAAGCCAACGCTCGCATTGACAGGCCCGGCCAAGTTAATGCCATGACTATCGTCCACCTTAGTGGTAGTCAAGTTGAGCGCAGGATGTATTCCCTACTACGGGGTAACGTAGCAAACCACAACGAGATCATTGACCTGTACAAGCAAGAAATAATTTCTGAAGGTACTTGACAATGTCAAATGTTGTGATAAACTAACCACTCGAAAACAAACTGGAGCTAACGATGGACGCAGAAGTTCAGGACGAAGTCACCGTCCGACAAGACATTCCCCTAGACAAACTCACAATGATTTACATCAAGATACGCGATGCGCGTGACGACCTCACCGCAAAGTACAAAGCCCAACACGCAGAGTTAGAAGAGCAACTCGACGTGATTGAGCAACAAATGCTAGACACTTGCAAAGACCAAGGAGCAGATAGCATACGCACCCCACATGGCACGATTGTTCGTTCAGTTAAATCACGGTACTGGACAAACGATTGGGATTCTATGTACGCCTTCATCGAAGAAGTTGGCGACTTTGGCCTGTTAGAGAAGAGACTTCATCAGACACACATGAAGGAGTTCCTTGCAGAGAATCCAGACATTTACCCGAAAGGACTAAATGTCGAAAACGAATATACCGTGGTTGTTAGACGTTCTAAGGAAAAATGAGATGAGTGAACTTACACTTTTAAACCAAGACCTCCCCGACTTCCTGCAAACAGCAGGTGTTAGCGAGCTTACAAAACAATTAGCTGGTCGTACTGGCGTCAAGCGCATCGTGCCTAAAAACGGAATCTTCCGTAAGACGGTCGGTGGTGAGGAAATGGGCAAAGTCAAGGGTAACTTAAATGTTATCGTTGTAAGCGCATCTCCCAAAGTCGGACGTATCTTCTACGCTAAGCAGTGGACTCCCGAAGCCGAGCCAAGCGCACCTGATTGTTTTTCTAACGACGGCCAAGCGCCCGACGCAAGTTCTGTAAACCCACAAGCCTCCCGTTGCGATTCATGCGATCAAAACATAAAGGGTTCAGGCCAAGGTAACTCAAAGGCTTGCCGCTACTCACGCCGTATTGCGGTCGTGTTGGAAGAGGATTTCGGTTCTTCTTTGGAAGGCGAGGTCTATCAAATGAACTTGGCATCTAAGTCTTTGTTTGGCGACAGTGTTGGTGACAACACCCACCCATTCGAGAGTTACACCAAGTACTTGGCAAATAACGGCAAGAGCTTGGACTACGTTGTTACCCAGTTGAGCTTCAATGAAGACAACGACAACCAGTCTATTTTGTTTACGCCGACTCGCTTTATTAACAAGAGTGAGTACAACGTGACCAGCAAGGTCGCGGCCAAGCCTGAAGTGCAGAAGATGGTGATCATGACACCGTATCAAGCCGATGTTGCTGGCAAGCCTAAGTTGGAAGCACCTGCTCCCGCACCTAAGGCCGAGCCCGTGACTGCGGAAGATGCAGTGGAAGAGCCAAAGAAGCGCGAATCCAAGAAGGTTGACGCACCTGTACCAAGCCCTAAGAAGAGTTTGGATTCAGTGGTTGCCGCTTGGACTGACGAGGAATAAGCATGGCGGGCTACAGCTTAAATTTGATGTTGGCAAATAAATCGGCCGACTCAAAACATTTGGGTGTAGCTTTAGGCCGTATTTGTATCAAAGCTGGCGTCTCCGTTTCCCTCGTTGCATGGAAATTCGACGTCAGCCGTCAGACGGTTTACAACTGGTTCGAGGGGCGAGTAACTCCCAACAACCGCGTTATTGAACCGATCAAAGAATACATAGCGACTCTGAAGCAAGAATATAAACATGGCATTTGATCTTCTCGACACGGTACTCGCACCTGAGGGTCGGTACTGCATATTCGGGGCGGACAGTTTTCCAGACCAAAGGTTTGCAGATACTAGGGAAGAAGCAGAAGAAATAATTCAAGAGTTTGTCGGTAAGCAGATTGATGCGTTCTTTGGATGCGCTAAGTTTGGACCGGCGGACGACAGGACTCATGGCAACGCTCAATACTTTCGTTCTCTGTGGATGGATATTGATTGCGGTCCTACCAAGGCCGTGCCTAATGAGAAGGGGATTATTCAAGGCTATATAGACCAAGAGACTGCGATAGCAGAATTACAAAAGTTTTGCAAAACCACTGGA